TCACCTTCCCAGCGGTAATCGATGGTGACACAAACGTTGATTCCGAAAGAAAGAAGCTCGATTCCAAATTCTTTGTAAGCGTCGTGAAGGTTCTTGACCGTGGGATTATATAGAGTGTCTGATGTTGACTCTGGGCTTTTCTTCAAATAGCCCTGGAATTTCTCACGGAAACGATGGATACTATCAACATTGGTAGCAATCAGGCCCTGGCTCTCCTGAAAGTACTGGGGCATGAGGTTGAGCTGTTCATCTTTGTTGCAGCTAACAAAACTGAACAGTAAAGCTCCAAAGATTAATGCAACCAATGGGCGACCACATGTTGTGTTAATCTTAAGCCAAAAGCTTAAAAAGCTATCAGGAGCCCCTTTCCCGTTTATACTTATTCCCATATCTACCTGTTTATGATCTTTATTATTGGCAACAAAGATAAAGCAAATAATTGAAAGTACCAAAGAAATAGTGTTTTTTCGGTAATTAATTTTAAAACTGCGATGTTTTTATAAATAATCCTGCTATCAATAAGTGTAAACGTTAATGATAGCAGGACTGGATACTATAATTTTATTATCCAATGCGTAAATGTTTGTCATAGAAATCCTGTAAGGGGAAGTCTTTATTCGGTATGAATTCTATGTCATATGAAGTGGTGATGTGTATTATACTGTCAATTGGAATCTTGGCTGCACACTCATTTGTAGAGTCGTGGCAAAGGAGATAATATTTCGGGCAGTCGAACATGATATAGTACGGATGTACAACAATAACTTCTTCAGCTTTTTTGTTTGACTTACAAGTAATGAGAGCTGGCGATTTAGAACGGATATGCTGGTAAATAGACTTGAATATTTTACAAGCAGATTTAGAAGGAGTTTTCTTATAAAGCACAATAGGTTCACTTTCGACATCAACTTCAAGCATGTCAGAAAGCCTACGAGAAAGTGATTCGTAAATTAATGTACCTTGTATAGGGTCACAAAAAAGGATAGACATCAGAGCCGAATGAAGATGTTCTATCTCATCAAAAGTGAACGTGTTTTTGAAAATTGAATTACCGATTTGTTCATAACGATAATAGTTCTCATAACTGTGACGTTCTACGCGGATTTTCCTTCGATACACATACCGGATTGTATCGATATCGTTTCTAATGGTGTTTATAGAAACCGGCGAAAATCCGTTAGCTTCAAGTCCGTCATTTACTGCTTCCAACATCTCTTTTACTGAGCTTCCATGTTGTCTGTTTAATAGGCGGTCGATGATAATTTCTCGAGCCGCAGCATTTTTTGTATTTGCCATTTTTGCTATAATTAAATCTAATGTTCCGTAAACGAGATGCAAAATTATAAAATTAATATCCAAAAATCACAGATATCACCTGAAAATAGAGTGATTTCATGCTCTTTTTCTGAAATACTAACGAAACATTTACAGATAGACTGGAAAAGATGGCAATTTACATAATACCACCTAAAGAAATGGGATATGTTTCATGCTGGGGGAACTTCTCACAACCGATGTACAGGGTATCAAAAGCATCGGTGCCGTCGGTTCGATGCTCGAGCAGGTCCTCTTCTGACTCGGGCTGCTTCTCCATAGACTTGTTCTTGCGGAAGCCCAATCTACCCCGCTCTACCCCAGCCGACTGGATAGCCAGGATGAGATCGTCATTATTCTGACGATTGAAGAACGGCATGAGGCGCTGCTTACCAGCGAAGCCCTGATTGATGAGGAGGTATTTCTCATCGTGGCGCATCGGGTTGCCCAGGTACACATCCTGTACCTGCCACCCGTGGCGCTCAAATTCATGGACGACGACGTAGCGGAAGTCCTGGTCATTCACGGCATAATTCGAGCCGAGAGCCGTGGCATCGTAGTAGAAGATGACCGTCTTGTTCTGATGATAAGCGTAGTACGCGCAGAAATCATCAATCAAGGCGGGAATCTTACGCTCGAACTTGACGTAGAAAGATTTGAGAATATTCAGGCGGGAGCCAGATGGCTGGCCGGCAACAATCCAGTTGATATTGGCATTGTAGTCCATGCCGATGCAAATCGGGGCCAGGGGATTCACATCCTCGTCGGCGCGGCTGTCTATACAGCTGCCGAGGGTGCTGAACTGCGAAGCTGCTTTGATGTCGTAGTTCTGAAGGCTCGTCTCCTTCAGAATCTTGTCGTAACCGAGCTCGTCGAGGTATGCAAAGTTCGAGGCATCATACTTGTGATGCTCCTGCATCGAGGAGTAAAATCCGTCGTGTGTGATGCCGATACGCTGGCAAAGGATGGATGTCTGAAAGGTCTTGGGTGTCAAGTCACGTTTCATCTGACGCAGATACTCTTCGCCCAGGAGCTGAAGATTCTCAATGGTGCTGTACTCTTTGTAGTACACCGCCACTGAGCGGAACTTGTTGAGCGACTGGTCCAACCATTTCAAATACCCTTTCAGGTACTGAGGAATGGGCTGGTGCTGCTCTTTCAGACGGGCGATACGCTCCTTTGTCTCCCAAATCTTATAGATGGTGCCCTGAATGGTGGCAATCAGTTCTGGGTCCATCTTCTCCCGATAATGCAGGAACCAGGAACCTTTCTGGGTCTGGGGCATATCGGATAGAACCATCATTGAGTGATTGAACGAATGATGGCCGAAGTACGAGCGAATACCGCCGTTAGCGGGAAGCGTTTCATCCTTCAGTTTATTATAATCGATGAACTTGGCTTCGTCAATGAGAAGCCAAGAAAGGGTCAGAGAGTTAGAAGAACCAGGACGGTCCTGAGAGATGATAACTGCTATGGATCCGTTGTAGAACGTGATGACGTGTTCATAGTCAGCAGGCTCGGTAATAGGCTTGGCAAAGGACTTCGGGGGCTTGCGACCAACGACGTAGTGGATACCGTTGAGATATCCCCAGCGCTTCCATGCTGCAAGCAGACCAGGAATTGTGTTTGTCAGGCCGTGTTTGAATGTGGGGACTACGATGCCGCCAGTACTGCCTGGCATTCGCTGCATATTACGCAGAACGAATGGCGAGGCGATACTGTCTGTCTTACCAGTACGTCGACCAGCGACAATTACAGTCGTCTTGGCACCGATGTACTGGGCCATTAACTGGGGCTTGTTGAAGTAAACACGCTTTTCGTGTTGTTTTGCTTCAGCGTTCCATTGAGAGATTAAGTTGGTAATTTGTGTGGCCATAAAAAACCTTTGCAATTTTGTTGCAAAGGTAGACCATCATTTATTACAAGTAAAAGACGTATTATCATATTATCATAACCATATAAGATATAGAAAAGCATAAAATAATCCTTATAACGCCAAATTTTATTCAGAATTTTCAAGGATTTTGTGAAAAATACTTGGAAGTAATCTTTTTTTTTCTTATTTTTGCGGCGAATAAATAACTAATATGAACGAAATGATTAGAAAACAAATATGGCGCCTTGTTGTTGTGTTGGCGCTTTTCTGTGGCCCGACATTTATATCGGCTTGCGCAGTGGATGATAATCCAACAGAACAAACCAATGTTACAGCTATTGCAGATCAAGTATGGGAGTATGCTAAAGCAAATCCTGATGGATTTACAATAGACATCAGAACAATGACTGCGCCAACGGAAGGCATAGCTGTAAGCTACGCCGCCACACAGAATAGTCATTATCGCGATCAGCTCAATGATGTAGTGAAACATGCGCTGAAGCATGATGGCTATGTAGGCGGATGGTTGAATAGTGAGAATGGACTTTATTATTTTGACAGTACACGTTTATTCCCCGAGGACCAACTTGAGGATGCTCTCAAATTTGGTAAGGAAAATGGGCAGCATTCTGTTTTCATTATTTCTTCGGGTACTGAAGTCATAATAGAATAACCGAGATTATTCAGGTTTTTCGTTGAAAATCTCTTCGAAGTTTAGGTCAGCATCCTCGTATTCGATGTTTAGGGTGTCTGGATTTGTGGCTCCAAGCTCTTTGGTGAGCTTCTTGATGCGCTCGTCGATGTTGGGAACGGGATTGATGCCCACGACACGCGGGTCGGTAGTGGGAAAGAAGGGCTGCACTACTATCATATGATAAGGTACTGCAGATTCGTCTTCGACATCGATGCGGTTGTACTTAGCATACGAGGTGGCCGCTTTCTCCATCGTTTTTGTATCCTTGCGCTTCTTGGCCATCTGGTATGTCTCGAGAATCATCTCGTTATAACGCCAACGGTGG